GACCCACGGCACCCCGACACCCCCGAACCCCCCCGAGGCCGGCTCCCGCTCCTATACTTCCTACCCGCACCGCATTTTTTGCCCATTTTGGGGCCGGACACGGGGCCTGTCCAGGCCGGACTTTTGGCGGACTTTTCGAGGTGTTTTGTCCGGATCGTGTCCACCCTCAAACCTGCCCCCGTTTGCGGGCTCACACGGGTCTGGGCCGGCTGGGCTGGGGCCGGTCTGGGCCTGGGTAGGCAGGAGGAACCGATGCCTGGGCCGGCAGTTGGGGGCAGGGTTTCTTGTTGTGTTGCTGTTGTGTCTCTGCCCCAAATCCTGGGGAGCAAAACCTCCCCACTAGCGGCTACTATAAAAGGGCCTCCGGTAACCGGCCTCCGGCCTCCGGAGCGGGCCTTAGGGCCCGCTCAGGCTGACAGGAGCTGGAAGCCGGTCTAGAGGCTTTGGGGTATGCCTACTCTCCTTTTTTCGCCACAGTGCCCACTGCGGTGCAGTAAGGATTTTTTAGGAGATCTATGAGCGAGAAAGTAAACCCCAAATGGCGTGCCTTCATTCAATGGTTAGACGCGTCTCCGCTTACGCGTGTTCCTTCTACCGAGGAAGAGTGGGGGGCTGCGAATGGTGTGACGGATCGCACGTTGCGTCGTTGGAAGCAGGATCCCGCGTTTGTTGCCCTTCGCGAGGAGATGGGTGGGGGGTCGGTGTCGGCGCCTACGGTGGTGGACGATGACGGATCTGACGAAGCCTCCTACCGTGTTGTCAAGGCCAAGCTTGTGGAGGGTGCGCGTAGCGGTAACCCTAAGGCTCTTGAGCTGTATTTCAAAACTTACGGCAAGCCGTTCGTCGAGGACGAAGTGGCTGCTCGTTCACTCGATCTTGAGAATATGGAACTTCCTGGCCTGGTCGCGAGAGCTGTCGCGTCTCTTGCGCCCGACGAACTCGAGTCCCACCTCCGCCAGCTCGGCTGGACTGTGGGGAGACCAGACGTTGGTTAACGTTATGGACATCGTACACGTTTTCCAGGAAGAGGACCGCGAAAGTCAGGACGGTCACCTGGAAGACTGGTTTGGGCACGAGCCGCCGGACAACACCCCGCCTGACGCGGTGTGCGCCTGTGGGGCCCGGCTGGTCCGCCTCAACAAGGCCGGCACATCGGGCGGTGTGTGGCATCGTCGTCTCTGGTCACCGTGGGCGGATCTATGAGCACCCCCGCATCCGTCAAAGTTGGCCCGTACCGCTACAAGGTGGTGGTCGACGCCGACCGTATCAAAGAGTTGGAAAAAGAGTCCAATTCGGAGCTTTACGGTATCACCACCCACGGGCACCTCGAAATTGCCCTGCAGCCCGACGTAGCCGACCTTATCCTGCGTGAGACGCTGCTGCACGAGGTTCTGCACGCCGTCCTCTACAACACCGGCGTGTCTGACCGTATGACCGACAAAGCCGAGGAGCACCTGATCCGGGCCCTGTCGCCCGCCCTGTTCGCGCTGCTGCGCGACAACCCCGAACTTGTCGCATACCTTGTGGGCGGCGATGAACGCTAAAAGGGCTCAGGAGCTGCAGGAACTGTGGGTGGAGCTCGAGTGGCGGCGTTGCGCCACCGATGAGACATACTTCATCCAGAACTACGTTTACATTCCCAGCGAACAGGACGCTCGCGGCCGCGTCAAATTCACAATGTTTGACTACCAGCACGACCTGCAGCAGCTCATCACCACAAACCGGTTCGTAGTATCGTTAAAGGCCCGCCAGATCGGTTACACGACCCTCGCGATGGCGCACGCCCTCTGGCTGGTCCTGTTCCGACCCGGCGCAAACATTCTCATCGTATCCAAAAACCAGGACTCGTCAAACAAGAACCTGGCCCAGGCCCGCCTAGCTTACAGGTTTCTCCCGGAGTGGATGAAGTCCCGCGGCCCACGCCTTGAAGCCGACTCGACGAAGGGTATGTCTTTCGTCTTCCCGGACGGTATGATCTCCCATATGAAGGCCGCCGCGTCAACTTCTGGCGTGTTCGCCGGTGAGACCGCCACCTTCGTCATCTGGGATGAGGCCGGACTAGTTGAACCTGCCTCCCTGCAGGAAGACGTGCTTCGCACGCTTCTGCCGACCACCGACGCCGGCGGATCTATGTGGATTATCTCTACCGCCCGCGGCGCACACAACCGTTTCGCGAAAACCTACCGCGCAGCCAAGAAGGGAGAGTCGCGTTTCGTGTCTTTCTTCCGTCCGTGGATGGTGTCACCGTTCCTTCAATGCAATAAGGACTGCGGATGGTGCAGCGGCGAGGAAGGCAAACGCGCCCCGTGCACCACGCGTCACGACCGTATGCGACGCGAGTTCGCCGACGAACCGTGGAGGTTCGCGCAAGAGTATCCCGCCGACGACGAGGAAGCATTCCGCGAGTCCGGCCGCCCACGTTTCGTTGGCCTACCGCCAGAGGAGACCTTTGAAGACCTGCCCTACCGCGGCGATCTCGTCTGGAAAGACGACAAGACGCTAGAGTTCCAGTTCGATGAGCACGGCCCGCTGCGCCTAGCAACCCTCACCCCGCTGGCTGAGGGCTTCTACGTGATCGGCGCCGACCCATCCCAAGGCGTTGGTAAGGACTATGCCTCCGCCCACGTACTTTTCATCAACGACGATGGGCGTCCTGAGATTGCAGGCTACTACCACTCAAATACCGTCCAACCACCCGAGTTTGCGTCCGCCCTCGACCGTCTAGGGCGCTTTTTTGCTGGCCGCCAATGGGCCGCCCTGCTCGCCGTCGAAGACCAGGGAGGTCAGGGCGCCCTGCCGATCAACGAACTGCACCGCCATTTAGACTACCCGAACCCGTATATGCACCAAAACCCAGGCGCCCGCCGCAGCAAAGGCAGCCGTTTCTTCGCATTCCCTATGACGGTGGACCGCCGCCGGGCCGTTATCGACCGTTTGGCCAAATACCTGTCCACCGCCCACGGGGCGCCAATGCTTGACAGTATCTATCCTGCCCTGAGAGTAGAACTGGGCCAGTTCGTCGCCCAGGAGACTATGAACGGTAACATTCGCTACGCCGCCGACGTCGGCTGCCACGACGACTTGGTTATGTCTTTGGCCATTTCGCTCTGGATTCTTGTCGAGGAGGGCAGCGGCTCCCCACAAGCGGCTCCTATTGAGGAGAAAACGGATTTCGTGTTCGATGTCGGGCGCCCGATACGCGAGGCACGAGAGCAAGCTATCCTTGAGGCCGAAGCGGCCGCCACTAGGCAGTGGGAAACCATCAGCCTAAACAGCGGACAGGACGGACTCTATATTGGACCGAGAGGAATCTATGGCTGAGAACTACAAGAGCAAGTATTCGTTGAGCGACAAGCAGGCTGCGCTGCGTGACGCTATCCGACGAATGGAGCCCGTGCATCAGCATTGGCGTATGCTCGAGTCCCTCTACCGCATCGGCGCCCAACGCGAAGTCACCGCAATCGACATCAACCGCATCCTCCCCTATCCGGTGCCCGGAACTTTCCTCCGCACCGTGAATATGATCCTGCCGCACCTAAACCTGATCATCAACTCCGTCACCGCCCGCGACCCGAAGCTTATTGTCACCCCGCTCGGCGGAGACCAGATGGTTGTCGAACGTAACGCGACCATCGCAAAAGCTGTCCTCGAGTACTTCTGGCGCCGCACCGAAGCAACCGGCGTTATGCGCGATATGACCCAGGATATGGTTGTCTTGGGCAACGGCTTCTGCAAAGTTGGTTGGGCGTACTCGACAAGCACCGAGGATCGCACCGCCGAAGAGATCACCGCCGAAGTGGACGAGCTTATGGCCGCAGCAACCGAAGTTGCGGCAGAGATGGGCGCAGTGCTGACCGAGGCCGACATCACAGAGATCGTCAAATCCGTCGCCCTCACCAACGAGCTCGCAGAAGTAGACGAGCCATTCGTTGAGTACGTTTCACCGTACGACATTTATGTTCCCGCCAACGCCCGCCGCATCGGCAACTCCCGCTGGATCGCCCAGAAGCTCCGCCTCCCCGTCGCCGAGTTGAAGGCCAACAAACTATTTGACCGTCAGGCCGTCAAGGACATTGTTCCCGACACTGGTTACGCCGAGCGCGAAACGCTTGAACGCTACGAGGAGCAGGAAGGTTCGCTGCCGGAGATCTTCTCGCACGCCACCGTCTACGAGTTTTACGATATGGAATCACGCACGCTTTGCGTATTCCAGCTTGACGCAAACACCCCACTCTTCGAGGGCCCGATTCCGTATGCGCACCGTCACGCGCCGTTCGTGCATATGCGCAACTTCAACGACGGCGGCCAGTCGTTCTGGTCGTTCGGTGACGTGGAAAACGTAGCCGGCCTGCAGCTGATGGTTAACGAAATTATGGTCGCAGAGATCAACGATCTCAAGCGCGTCGGCAACAAGTACTTCATCAACAAGAAGGTGCTCACACCGGAGCTCGCCAAGGCCCTGCAGGAAAACAAGCCTGACGCTGTAATCCCGGTGGATATTCCGGCGAATATGAACATTCAGGAAGTTCTCGTTCCGGTGCAGCGCCTGGCAACCCCGTCCGACAACTATATGATGGAAGGCAAGTTGCAGGACTATATGCAGCGCATCCTCGGCGTCACCGACCTTCAGGCTGGCGCTGTGCAGGTTGCTTCCCGTGTGCCGGCCTACGCCGCCGCCGCTGTCGAAGGTGCGTCTACGCTGCGCGCTATGGACAAGCAGGTTAACGTTGAGCGCGCCGCGCGAGACATCGGCACCCGTATGCTTGGCCTCTGCCAGCAGTTCCTCGACGAGGGCAAGGCTGTGCGCATCGCTGGCCCAGACGCCCCGATGTGGTTGCAAGTTTCCGCGGACGACATCGAAGGAGAGTTCTCCATTGAGACCGAGGGCGGTTCGACGCAGGCAATCAACCCGATCACCAAGGCACGTCAGGGTATGGACATTCTCACCCAGATCGCCCCGATGCTTTCCCAGCTTGGCTACAACCCGGAGAACGCCATCCGTTCCGCGCTCACCTATCTCGGCCTCAACCCTGATCACCTGCTGGTTCGTCCCGAGCCGCAGCCGGCGCCCGCGCCCGCACCCACCGGCGTTCCGCCGATGGGCCCTGAGATGATGGGCGGTTTGCCGCCGGAGATGGCCGGTATGCCGCCCGCTGGTGGTATGCCGTTGGATCTGAATGACCCCGCGATCCTTGCAATGTTGGCTGGGGGCGGGACAATGATGCCGGAAGGAGGTATGCCGCTGTGAGCAAATACGTGAAACTGGCCGCGATTGAGCGGATGGCCAAATCGATGGACGAACTCCACGAGGAGGAAGGCTACGACGAAGGCAAGATGGAAGAGCACGGTGAGCACGAATGTAAGTGTGCTTGCTGTGGTGCGCCGTGCGAAGTGTGTAACGATGCAGAAGAGATCGAGGACTCTGAAAACGAGGAAGAGTCCGAGGACAACGAAGAGTCGTACTAGTCGTGAATCCGTTGGCTCGTATCGTTTACAATATGGTCGCAGAGGGCGCCGAGGCTGGTGCTAAGGCGTCTGCTGACGATGTGCTGCGCGCTGCGGAAAAGATAGCTGACGAGGGTGTTGAGGCCGCTGGCGATTGGGGCTGGAAAGGCGGCAAGCCTGGTGAGTTGACGGGTGGAGAGTATCACAGACGTCTCGACAACCTATATGACAGCTATGACCAATCTGACCAGATTGATCGTGCGCGCTGGAGAACAGCGGAGGACAAGCTTAGGGACGAGCTGAATTTTGAGATAGAGAACCAACTGGCCCAGTCCAGCTCCAACATAGACTCAATACTGTTTAATCGGCTCGACGGCGATATAGACAAGTTCACCACGGATATGCGCGAGTTGGAAAGGGCTGGTATTCCGCGGGAATGGACGGGTAAGGTGTGGCCGGCAATTCAAGGCCAGCTGCAATACCCAAATGACTATGTGCCTCCGGTTATAGCGCAACAGGTGTCTGACGCTATGCGCCCGATGACTAACGATCAGCGGGAGGAGTTTCTGGCCCTGCTGCCGGAATGGACGGAATCCCTGGAAGACCTGGCTAACGCCGTTAAGACTCTCTGATGTTCAAATACGACTGCCCTCCGTTCGTGAAGTCCCGGGCCGCCAAGCAGGTTGACGCATTCCTGGCGCTGACCGAGGATCAGCGGGAAACGTTTATGATTCTGCTGCCGGAATGGGTCGGCTCGGTAGAGGACCTGATCAACGCCGCCGTCCACCTGTCCCCGAATGCCGGGACTGGGGAGTAAAAACTCCCCAACGGCGGCTATATGTGAGGAATACAACCGTATTCCTTTTACCGCGAACAAGTTCACCCCAAACCCCTTTGGGACAATTGGTGGCTGAAACACTCGTAAGGGAGAAAACAATATGACCGATACGCTCCGAGAGATCATCAACGAGGCGATGCAGGCGAACCAGAACCCTGAGACTCAGGACACTCCGGCCGCCAGCGACACTGAGGACACCGCCGCTGAAGCGGTTACCGAGGAGCTTCCTGAGGAGACGGAAGTTGAGGTTAGCGAGGAAGACCTTCTCGCAACCAACGACGAAGACGAGACCACCGAAGAGGCGGAGGAGACGGAGTCGAAGGAAGCAGGCGAAACGTACGAGGTGAAGGTTGACGGCGAAACCGTCAAGGTCACCCTGGACGAGGCGCTTGCAGGTTACCAGCGTCAAGCGGATTATACCCGCAAGGCGCAGGCGTTAGCAGCTGAGCGTGAAGAGATCGAGCAATCGAAGGCGGAGTTCACGGAAGTGCTTGAGCAGGTTTCTGCTCTGGACACTGCCTGGAACGACAATCCAATTTCGGTGATCGCTCACTTTACCGCATCAACGGAGAACCCGACCCAAGCGGTTGCTCTCCTCATCAAGGAGTTGGCTTCGGCCAATCTTCTCGAGAAGGAGTTCCTCGAGGTGTTCGGCATCACTCCAGAGGTGCGTGGTCAGTGGTCGCAGGAGGCGGAGCTTAACCAGCTTCGTTCGAAGGCGGCCCGTGTTGACACCGAATCCAAGACTCGCGCCGAAGAGGCTGAGATGGAGGCGGCGGTCCAGAAGGCCATCGTTCAGTTTGACCGCGATTTGGATGAGATCATCACCAGTGAGGGTCTCAACCTTAACACGGCACAGCGCGCCGAATTCCGCAAGCAGCTTGCAGGCT